TGCGTGATCTGGCGCTTTCCGTCAGAGAACTGCTGTGGTCACTCGGTATCAAAAATGCAGTGAAATGTGAGCCTTCTACACGGCATGGTTGGCCGACCGGAGAGATTTTGTATATCGTCCGATTTACCACCTTTGACGATCAGCCGACATCAAGGCTGAAACGAAAAAACACACGCACACGGGTGCGGGTAAAAGAAACTCGCTCCTGTTTTCATTATCTGCTGGATATCCAGCCTGTGGAGCATCCTGTGAAAATGCAGTGCATTCAGGTGGATAGTCCTAGCCACCAATATCTCGCAGGAACGTCATTTGTGCCTACACACAACAGTGAGCTTGCCGCGGCAATCGCACTGTATCTCTTGTACGCTGACAATGAACCTTCCGCTGAGGTCTATGGTGCAGCGGCTGACAGACAACAGGCATCCATCGTATTCGATGTTGCAAAGCGCATGGTGGAAATGACGCCTGCGCTCCTGAAACGCTCCAAGATCATGGCGGCGACAAAACGTCTGGTGAACTACAGCAATGTGGGATTCTATCAGGTACTTTCGGCAGAGGTAGGTACCAAGCATGGATTGAACGTTTCAGGTCTGGTTCTTGACGAACTTCATGCCCAACCAAATCGAAATCTGGTCGATGTTCTGACAAAAGGCTCCGGTGATGCGAGAACGCAGCCGCTGTACTTCCTGATTACTACAGCCGGCACCGACCGCAATAGCATCTGTTACGAGTATCACACCAAAGCAAAGGATATTCTGGACGGCAGGCGCATCGACCCGTCCTTCTATCCCGTGATCTACGGACTGAATGATGACGATGACTGGAACGCGGAAGAATCGTGGTACAAGGCAAATCCGTCTCTCGGGCATACGATCACCATTGACCGCGTCCGGGATGCACACCGTGAGGCGCTGACAAATCCGGCGGAAGAAAATGTATTCCGTCAGCTTCGTCTCGACCAGTGGGTCGGCAGCGTTGTTGCATGGATCCCGGAGCATATCTATGACAGAGGAAATCTGCCGATCGACCTTGACAAGCTCAGAGGCAGAGAGTGCTATGCGGGACTGGACCTTTCCAGCACATCGGATATCACGGCATTTGTTCTGGTGTTCCCGCCGTTGACAGAGGGCGACAAATACATCGTTGTCCCGCACTTCTGGCTGCCGAGAGAAACGCTTGACCTTCGAGTGCGGCGAGACCATGTTCCCTACGATGTCTGGGAACGCATGGGGCTTTTTCATGTCACCGAGGGAAATGTGGTGGACTATAACTTCGTGCGTAAAACGATCAATGAGCTGCACACGATGTATAACATCAAGGAGATCGCTGCCGACCGCTGGAACGCTACACAGCTTATCACAGATCTGATCGGAGATGGGTTCACTGTCGTACCGATGGGCATGGGCTTCAAGGATATGTCGCCCCCGATGAAAGAATTGTACAAGCTGCTGCTCGAAGGCAAATTCATCCACGGCGGCAATCCTGTTCTGCGCTGGATGGCAGGAAATGTGGTCGCTGAAATGGATGCCGCGGAGAATATCAAACCGTCCAAGAAAAAATCAACCGAAAAGATCGACGGCATTGTCGCATGGATCATGGCGCTCGACAGAGTGATCCGCCATGAAATGCAGGGCAGTGTCTATGACGAACCCGATCATGACCTGATCGTTTTGTAGGAGGGATGCAGATGGGCTTACTCAACTGGCTCGGCTTCAATAAGCCGAGAGATGCGCCGTCACTGCCGGATATCCGGGACAATGTCCGTGATTCCGGTAATTTGTTTGTATTCGGCATGACGCACAGCGGAGAGCGTGTAGATGAGCGCACCGCAATGCAGATCGTTACCGTTTATGCCTGTGTCCGACTGCTCTCCAACACAATAGCCGGACTGCCGCTGCACCTATACAGGTATAAAGGCAAGGGCGAGGATAAGGAACGCGCCACCGATCATCCGCTGTATAAGATACTCTACCGGCAGCCGAATCCCGAAATGAGTTCATTCTCATTCTGGGAGGCACTCATGTGCCACCTTTTATTATGGGGCAACGCCTATGCGCAGATCGTCCGTGACGGCAAAAATGAAATTCTCGGTCTGTATCCGCTGCTGCCGGAAAACATGGAGATCGACCGTGATCCGAAGTCCGGCGACCTGTTCTACACTTATCACGCATACACCGACGAAAAGCCCGGTGAGCATGACAAGGATATCATCTTTCAGCGAGATGAGATACTGCACATCCCCGGTCTGGGATTCAACGGTCTTGTGGGATTTTCACCCATTGCCATGATGAAAAACGCGCTGGGCGCAGCAATGGCTGTGGAGCGTTACGGCAGTGCCTTCTTCAAAAACGGAGCGCAGCCCGCCGGTGTTCTCGAACATCCGGGCGTAATGAAAAATCTGGAAAAGATCCGTGAGAACTGGACGAGAGTGTACGGCGGTTCACGCAATGCGCACCGTATCGCCGTCCTCGAAGAAGGTATGCAGTATAAGCCAATCTCACTGCCGCCGGAGGATTCGCAGTTCCTGTCTACCCGCGAATTCGATGTGGAGGAAATATGCCGAATGTTTCAGGTTCCGCCCCATCTGGTGCAGGATCTGAAGCGCAGCACCTTCAATAACATCGAGCATCAGGGCATTGCGTTCGTTCAGTATTCACTCATGCCGTGGATCATCCGCATCGAAAAAGGTATCATCAAAGACCTTCTGCTGGAAGAAGAAAAAGACACCTACTTCCCGAAATTCAATGTGGACGGTCTGATGCGCGGAGATTATCAGAGCCGCATGAACGCCTATGCCATCGGTGTCGGCAACGGCTTCATGAGCCCGAATGATGTGCGCAGGCTTGAAAACATGGATCTCATTCCGCACGATCTCGGCGGTGATGATTATTACCTCAACGGCAGCTACAATAAGCTACAGGATGCAGGTGCAGCGTATGCTGCAAATCAACCGGAACAGTCAGATGATGACACGGATGAACCGGAAGAACAGGATACACAGGATGAGAGTCCGGACGAGGAAACCGATGACAGATTCCTGCGGAAGAAACGCAGGAAGAAATACAAGAATGGGGGTATGTGATATGCAGAAATTCTGGAACTGGATTCACGATGACAGTGGCGGCAGAGTTCTCCGCCTTGAGGGACCGATCGATTCAGAGTCCTTCTGGGGGGATGAAATTACGCCTGCCGCATTCCGTGACGAATTGTATGCGGAGGAGGGTGACATTACACTTTGGCTGAATAGTCCAGGCGGCAATGTGTTCGCCGCAGCCGAAATTTATACGATGATCCGTGATTATCCGCACAATGTCACTGTCAGGATTGCAAGTATCGCTGCTTCGGCGGCATCTGTGATCGCAATGGCGGGCAATACCGTGCAGATGTCTCCGACGGCTTTGCTGATGGTGCATGATCCCAGCACAATTGCAATGGGAAATGCCCGTGATATGGAGAAGGCTATCGCCACACTGAACGAAGTCAAGGAATCCATTATCAACGCATATATGGCGAAAACAGGTCTTTCCCATAATCGCATCAGCAAGCTCATGTCGGACGAGACATGGATCAATGCGAAAAAGGCGGTCGAGCTTGGCTTTGCAGATGAGATTCTCTTTGATGAAAAGAAGCCCGAACCGGACAAGAAGGAGGATGAGCCTGACGATCCGGAAGAGCCTGAGAAGCCCGATGAGGAAGGCGGTGACGATGAGGGCGATGAAAAGAAAGAACCCGAGAAGAAGCCGTTCAAGCTGGACACCGGCGATGCCCTTTGGGAGTACAGTACCCGTGTCATGGAACAGACCATCCTGGGAAAGATCACCGCTTCCGCAGCACCCGAAGGCACAGAGTCGCCCGATGACAGCAAGGCAGAGGATGCACAGAAACCTTCCGAGGAAGGGCTGACCGCACCGACAGTGACAGTGCCGGATATGCCTGTGATCGGCATGGACGGCAAAACAGCAGACGGCTCGATGCCGTATGAAATTCTGAAACAGCAGCTTGCTTTTCTGAGATAAGCAGGCTGTATTTTTATGACCGCCGGAGATATCCGGCAGAAACGGAGAAAAAGATATGAGCAAGATCATGGAACTTCGCAGCAAGCGCAATACCCTGTGGGAGCAGACAAAGGCATTCCTCGAAAAGCACCGTGGTGAGAACGGTCTTGTTGAGGCTTCCGCAGTCGAGCAGTACAACAAAATGGCCGGTGAGGTGCAGGCACTGGGCGCAGAGATCGAGCGTCTTGAGCAGCAGGCAGCCCTCGATGCGGCACTTTCCGCTCCGACCAGCAAGCCCGTCACCAACGCTCCCGGCACAAAGAATACGCCGCCTGCAAATCCGACCGCGACCGATGAGTACAAGTCCGCCTTCTGGGATATGATCCGCAACAAGGGCGATCAGCTTGCAGTCCGCAACGCGCTCTCTGTCGGTGAGGACACCGAGGGCGGCTACACTGTGCCGGACGAGTTCGAGCGCCGTCTGATTCAGGCACTGGAAGAGAACAACATCTTCCGCCAGATGGCAACGGTCATCAAGACAAACAGCGGTACCCGCAAGATCCCTATCGCCAACGATACGATGGAGGCGCAGTGGATCGATGAGGGTGAAGAGATCCCGGAGACCGACACCCGTTTCGGTCAGACCACGCTGTCTGCGTATAAGCTCGGTACAATGATCAAGATCAGCAACGAGCTTCTGCACGACTCCGCCTTCGACCTCGCATCGTATATCGCTGCACGTTTCGGTGTTGCAATGGGCAATGCCGAGGAGCGTGCCTTCTTCACCGGCGACGGCGACAAAAAGCCCCTCGGTATCCTCGATGAGACCGGCGGCGCAGAACTGGGCGTGACTGCGGCATCCCAGACGGCAATCACCTTTGACGAGGTGTTCGACCTCTACTACAGCCTCAAGTCTCCCTACCGCCGTAACGCACAGTTCGTCTGCAATGAGACCATCCTGCTTCAGCTCATGAAGCTGAAGGACAAGAACGACAACTACCTCTGGAAGCCGTCTCTTGATATCGCAAAGCCGGATACGCTGCTCGGTCGCCCCATCCGCACTTCTTCCTTCATGCCCGGTATTGCAAAGGGCGAGCGTGTCCTCCTCTTCGGCGACATGAAGAACTACTGGGTGGCAGACCGTCAGAACCGCACCTTCCGCCGTCTCAACGAGCTGTATGCCCGCACCGATCAGGTCGGCTTCCTCACCACGCAGCGTGTGGACGGTCGTCTGATCCTGCCTGAGTCCGTGAAGGTGCTGAAGATGGCAGGCACTAAGTCCAACACCGCGGGCGGCGGCACGACTGGCGGTAACACCGGCGGCAACGGCTGATAAGAACGGAGGGCAGATCAATGAATCTGATCACACTGCCTGAAACAAAAAACTACCTCCGTGTTGACCATTGTGAGGATGACAAGCTCATCCTCACTCTGATCGATACGGCACAGCGGCTCGTGATGGATGTGGGGCGCATGACAGAAAAGCAGTTAGCGGAAAATGAGGAAACCTCCCGGCAGGCTATGCTGTATACTGTATCTTACCTCTATGAAAACCGTAATACTGCCGATTATCATGCACTCACCTTGACATTGCGTGCGCTGTTGTTCGCACAGAGGGAGGGCATCGTCTGATGGAGATTGGAAAACTGAACCAGCGGATCGCCGTCCTTGAAAATCATGTCAAAAAGGATACTATCGGCAATCACAAGGCTCAGTGGGAGGAGGTGTTCTCCCTCTGGGCTTCTGTGACTGTGTCAAATACAGTCGGCGGCGCAGATGAGGAAACAAACACCGGCGTGACCAGGGCAATCCAGAAAATCGAGGTCATTATCCGACAAACTCCTCAGACCAAACGCATGGCATCGACTGTGTACAGAATCCGTTTTGACGGTCTGGATTACGACGTCAAAGGCATTGTGC